TTATTTTATATCCATAACCTCACGGTCAGCTTCTATCACTTTTCTAAAATCATCCGTACTGTATACTTTCCCTTTATAAGTAAAAGTTCTTGCAAAAGGATCCACCGCCACATGGTAATATACATGTCCTTCCGGATATATGCGGAAGTCTATTTCCAGCTGATCCCCCACTTCTTCCACATGCTCCAGGTTATAAGAATGGCACAGGGGTATGATCTCCTCTCCCGTCACCGCATCGGACAGGCCGAACCCGTTGATCCAAAGTGCCATCCGGAACTCCATCGGATCTATAATCAGCTTGACCTGTCCCTCCAGCAGCAGTCTTTCCTTTCTGTATTCTCCCATCATATCCTTCTTAAGATTTCTTCGATTTCATGAACTCACTGATCTGCGCCCTTGCTACCTTTTGGTAAATAAAAGCCCCTTCCGGATCACATTGATTCAGGTCTGAATAGGATGTCGTTTTTTTCAGATCCAGCGGTTCCACTTCCACCACATCTGTCGCTTCCAGCAGTCCCGCTCCATCCTCCGCCGCATCCCGGAGCGCTTTCAGAAGTACGGCCCCGTTCTCCATGAAATAATCATCGACCGCTTCCCGTACTTCCTTATTTCTTTCATAATCGGAAAGAAGTTCTTTCACCTGTTCTGCGGACAGATACACCCCGGCAGAATAATTTTCTACAATCCCTTGCTGTGCAGGGGGTACGATGCCTTCAGGAAGAATATCCTTCCATGGCGTGATATACCTTTCCATCATCGGGTACTCTTCCACCATGAAAGAAACGGCTGTACCGCGCACATAATAATGCTTGCGGAAAAACCCCTGCACCACCGCCATATAAAACCCGTGGGTGGTTTCAAATCGTTCTGAAGGCGGCGTCCCGGCGGCATACTTCATCAGATCCCTGTATTTATTTATGTAAAACGGATCCATCCCCGCGTCTTCCGCCACTGCCTCCAGACGGGACGTATCTCCTTTCGCCAGGCTGTCCAGCAGGGAAAAATACCATGCATCCATCTGCTCTTCGCTGATCGGATGGAAAGTGATGTCATACCCCATATCCATTCTCCTTTATGCTTTGAATCCTTTTATATCATGATGAATCGGTACAGTAAAGCATGAAACGCCATGTCATAACAAACCTTACCGGCTATACTTCATCTTCCCTTAACTCTCTGAAATTCCAAAGATGATATCCAAAATAACATTTGCCCGATTGGCCTATAAAAATTCCATGTTCCGGCATATTGGCCAGTTCCCCCAGGTAAACTAAGGGCAGATCATCGGAAAACGAATAATCAACTGATGCTTCTTCTTTGAGCGTAACCAATGTTCTTTCTTTCAGCTTACTCATGAATTGCCTCTCTTCACATCACCCGTCCACGCTGAAATGGCTTAACTGCTTAAATTCGTCATCCAGGTATTCCAGCGTAAAGATATGCTCGTAATCAAACGTATGCTCCAGATAATTAATTTCTCCCATCGTAAGGTCGATGACAGGTTTCCCCAGTTTGCTCTTTATCTCCCCGGGATCCGTAATTCCATACATTTCTTTCAAATCGGGGGCAATATGCCGGACTATGTCATCAAGCCTTTCATAATAACCTGCTGCCAGTTTCTTTACCGTATCAGAAAAGTCTTTCTCCAGTTCCTCATCCCAGGCAAAGATAATCCCTTCGTACTCATAAACAAACTGACGCAGGTTTTCATCAAACCGCATACGCTCTCCCCCTTATCCGACATGGAATCAATCCGTTTTACTCCACGCATAAGTTTACAGCAAGCCGGCCGCCGCAATAAATGAAACAGCAAATAGTTTGAAATGATAAGCAAACAACCATTACCCGGTATGCTTATTAAAAGTCAAGGTAACCCTTCTTACGCCTTTGTAGTATTTGTTCATTGTAAATAAAATCTTAATATTTTTATATGGCACGCCTTCCGCATTTTCCTCCTCTGTTTCCGGCGGAGAAATCCCCAGCATTTCATAGGGATCCTTCCATTCCCTCCGTTCATCAAAAGCAAGATCAATCCTTACCGGATCGACATATATTTCTTTCGCATCATCTATGACTGCTTTTACAATCGCTGCCTCAGGCAAAGAACAGGGCGAGTCCGATACGTTTTCAGCCTGTAATGTTATCGTTGTAAATTCATACCGGCTCTCACTTTTGAAAATATAGGGTCTGCTTATTTCTCCGGGCTGCAAGATGATATTGTCCAATTCTTCAGGCGTGCCGTTCTCTAAAATAAGGTTTTTGTGAAGGCAGTCACCAAAAGTATCGCTGCCCAAAATAAATGACTTTCCTATATCTGCGTGAAATGTAAAACCGTCCGGATTATCCGCATGCGTTTTTAGCTTCGGCGCTAATTCCCGGCAAATTTCTTCGTATGACACAATGCTGAGACCGTCTTTTTTTGCTTTGGATATGTGTTGAAATATCAGGGTATCGCCATCATCTGCACCTTTCAAACGGATACCGGTAATATCCATTCGTATATTCAGTAACCCTTCATCAATAAGAACCGGATATTTTTCGGAAACAAACGCAATAAATCCCATCGCCCTGTCATAAGGCACTTTCAATTCTTCAAGGGATTTAACTTTTGTGTGATATACGAAATCAATGGAATCATCAAAAACAAGATCATCATCACCAAGTGCATGCGTTTTTTTGTATTCTTCAACTGCATGCTCACTGAAAACTTTATCAAAATTTGTCGTTATAGAAGGTGATGTCATGGAAAGAGGATCACGAGATACCGTATAGTAAATAGTAAGATCCGGATATTGGTTCAATGTCACAAACCAGCGATAATAACTCTCATCCTGCTTAATTGTATATGTATCCTTTCCAAATCTGTTATCCAAATACCGGATGATCCTTTCTTGATCTTCTTTTGTATGACCACAGCCGCCGGATAAAACGGTACTGAACAGCAGGAATAAAATGACTATCGGTTTTAAAAATTTCATCTGCCCCACCTTTTATGTTACATACGCAGATATTCTCTACGCACAGAATCCCCTGATCCTTCTATAAAACAGCCGGGAGAATAGCTCCCGAAACCATTATGACGGCGCCGAATATAATCCCCAGTATACACAGGGATAAAACCATACCGGATGTATGACGGTACACCTGAACAGAAAACAAACTGTAATCTACGGGCCGCTTAGTTACGGCATTCACAAGAAACGCGCATGCTTTGTCTCTGATACGCACTTCATCATTCAAGGAAACCGTATATGTGCCGGCTTCCGCCTGAAAGGAATACAATTTCAGCCTGGACTTGCTGAGCCCGGTCACAGCGGTACGCAAAAGAGGAGCACACAGGGGAACGGATTGTCCCGTATCCCGGTTGACAAGGGTCAGTCCAAATTCTCCGAGTGGCGCTTTTTTAAACTTTTCCCCGCTGAGCCATAAGCCATATTTCCCCCTTGCAGCAAGCGTAAATGTACCTGTTCCCCTGCTATAAGGCATTTCATAAATCATTTCAGACTTAGCAAAACGAATAACATATTTGATGCTTATAACCAACAGGAACAGTCCTGCCGGTATCAATAAACAAAATAAGTATTTCATGTTCCTCTCTCAAATAAAACTGTATAAAAGCACAAAACTGTCCGCCTGCCGCACCATTTTTTCAGTCAGCCGCAAGTATCTGTACAGCAATAAATCTGAGTAACCGGCTTAAGCACAGCGGATAAGCCATAGTGAGTATTACAGCAAGCCATCCACAATCTCAATGGTATACTTCATTCCCGATCGCCTGCGGATACGGCTGTTTATGAGTTCCTTTGCCAAGCCGCAGGCCTCCGCTTCATCCTTACCGCTAAAATAATAAATACTGTTATCATCCATATCCGCTTCACTGTCCGTTGCTTCCAGCTGCAGACCTACCAATCCTATAACTGAATCCATTTCAGTCCATGAACATCCTGCAGCCTTAAGGAATGTCCGTCATGGCCGTTTTTTAATTCTATCCCCTTTTCTTCTACAGATATATGGGAATACCGGTGTTCCAAGCCGGCATATTTCCCTCTATGAATGTCAATCATGACACTGGTTATCGGCCTCCATGTATTGTTATTAACTGTTTCTGCCAGTAAATAATAGGCATCTAAAAACAGCAGGCCCCTTCCATACACCCAAAAGGGAAGAGTGACGTCCAGCAGCGGAAGTCCTGCCGAATAAATTCCATCTCCCCGAGGCGATACAATCGTCCTGTTCAATTCTATTTCGCTTCCGTAATAAGCAATAACCGCATTTTGATCGCAAATGTATAAGGGAACACCTTCTTCGGCTACGTAAAATTTTTCCGTGTCCACGTCCCTTTCTTCTGTTTTATTTTCAATTTTATTGGCCGGTTTATCATGCATATCAATCTGTCTCATCAATCTTTCAGTTAATCTCTTATATCAAATCGAGGCCAATCATGCCAATCCGCATATCTGCCACAAATCATATACTTGTTCCCTTTTCTTCACTCTTCCCTTTCCGGTCACCCGGCAATTTCCGCATCCTTTACAGCTCCGTTTTTATCCATACGCACAATGATGCAGTGTCCCCAGAAAATATCCCCGTCATCATAATACGCTTCTATTGATCCGTCGTTACGGAAAGCCAATCCGGACAAGGTGATCCGATCTGCAAATTGATCTGCCGTGATTGGTCCCTCATCAGCATCGCCCAGCCAGTCGTTCGCTGTGTCCAGCATATGATCGGCAGCATAGACGCGAAGCTGCCGATCCAGTTCAGACATATTCATTTCGTGCTTCTTATATGCGGCTAATGCAGCTTCACAGGTCTCGTCAGAACCTTCATCCACATCTAAGGTAAACCCACAGTCCGGTGTCTTCATTTCGTACCATTTATACTGCCGGTCTAACAGAAAGTCTCCCCGCTGTGTGTGAATGTATTTAGGCTGCTGTAAATAGGCTGCCAGGGCTTCCAGCTCCTTCTGTCCGGCATCCCATTCCAGAACTTTCAGTACCAGGTACCGATTGTTCCATGACGCCACCCTATTCTCATCTAATATTTTGATTTTTGCTTTTTTGACTAAGAGCCTGTAAATCCCATACTGCTTGAAGTCATAGCCCCAGCCCGCTTCACGATCTGACGAAATAAGCCAGGTAAGAATCCCCTCACGCCGATCCAGCACCCCTGTTTTGCAGTCTACGGTAGCCTCCGTATAGACAAGAGGCCTGAGATAATCCTTCAAGTAAGCTGCGGCACCATTGGGCGCCTCTCGAAGCAGTGCATAGATTTCAATTTCTTCCTGCTCAAACTCCTCTTCAAATTCTTTTACACGTACAATACCCATAATGCCTCCTAATTTTTTAACAACCTGTTTTTATATAAGGATACCATATATTTTCTTCACAGAGTTTATAACCGGATTCCTATTTATATCCCTTGATTTCTTCTTCTGTCATGTTCAAAAGCCCGGTTACCCACATTCCTATGATATCGGAAAGAACGGGGTCACACCTGTATTCCTTTTCTCCATCCGGGTACGTACAGGAAAAAGCAGGTTCCCTTACAGCGGCTTCATAAAACTTCATAGCCAAACTTGCTAATTGATCGGGATTAAAAGAAAGGGATAATTTTTCAGCTATGGCACTGCGAATATTATCCCAGTCCCGATTCCGCTCTTTATAATCGGATCTTATCTTTGACACATATGCCGCGCAAAAGGCATGAAGCAAGGTTTGATTTTCATACAGATATTTACAATCAAAGTCAGAAATACATCCGGCATGGAGCAGGAACGTCAATAATTCGTCCATGTTTTCCGCTACTCTCCCGACACTGCCTTCACTGCTGATGAAACCGATACTGCCGTCTTCAAGAAAAACATATTCTCCTCCGCTGCCGTCACAGGCAAAAGCCCTGCACAGCATGGAGTAGGTTTCCTGATTTTCCGAAAACTGCACGTCCTGAAGCTGTTCATAAAAATAAATATCACATTCATGCATCAGCATGGTATTCAATTCTTTATTTTTTCCTATACTATTACAAAAGAAGCTGTCCATATATCCCTCTCTCCATACGCCTTACAGCGGACGGTATTACTCAAAATATAAATAAGGATGCGCCTGTATCAGCGCATGCCAATCCCTGTCGTATTCTATAATACTTTTTATGGATAAGTACATTTATGATAACAACAATGGTCTATGGCATGAGCTGCAAGGGGATCATTACATACCCTGCCTGACAATTCCGGAGGAAGAAAAACATTCCATTGGCATATGGGAGCGGAGCAGGAAACGGTGCGACGGCCTTCTGTAACTGTTCTCCTTGTATCAGGATTATTATTTCTTGACCATTCATCAATTATTGGAAGTGCTTTTCTTAATCCATATCAATTATTCTCCAGCAGACTTTTATCGTTCAATCATTCTTCTTTGTTGTCTTTGGAATTGTTCCATCTGCTGCATAAAAAATTCCGATTCTTTTCTATCCGCGATGATATTTACACCCATTAACTTATTTAGTTTCTTTTCACAAAACCCATAAAAAACAGGATTCCGAACTTTGATGGTCAGCTTTAAACAATTAAACGGACGCTTTTTAAATTTTATTTGTTCTATATCTTCGAGTTTAAATTTAAAATGCAATACACTCCGCCCTCTGCTTCCATAAGTATAATATTTAACGATATTATTTTCGTAAATTTCTAATTTCACTCCATTTATGAAGAGATAATATCCCATAAACCATACAAGGAGCGGAGCGCCAACCAGCACTATCGCCATAATAATTTTATCTGAAAAATCAGTATTATAACTCATAAGATGATTCAGTATCCACAGAACAATAAAAGATAAAGATACCATGGATGAAAAGCCTATCCTATTAAATGTAGACTTATGAGGATATGTCAAGATAAGTTTTGGTTCATCCTGTAAATGATCTACTCCCATAATTTACCCTTTCTCACTTATCATTTCATTTTATTTATTATTTAAATCCTGATTTATCCATCACTAAAAACGGGATTTGTAAGGTTCTTTTTTCCTCTTTGAAGCCGTTTTCCATCAAAGAAAATTTTTTCTATTGCTGCTTTCGTATCGTACAGCATAAAGAACGAGTCTAATGCCCTGAACACACAGATGATCATTACAACGTATAGTAATGCTGTCCCAACGCCAAGCTGCACGGACTGGGTTTGATTTCATCATTTGCGTCAAAAATCTTACCATGGCGTTTCTTCACACGCTCAAAGATTTTTCCGGTTCTGTTATGGACAGTGAGCTGACCGTCAGGATTGGAACGCGCATCAGAAGCAGTATAAAACTTCAAGGGACTATGAATATTACATTCGTCCTCTTATAATCCTTCAGAAAGAAATAACGGCAGGCAGTCCAAACCATTTCGCAATCACACCATACAGAACCCAGGGCAGGAAAAGAAACAAAGGTGTCGCCAGGAAACACACGGCTTCAACTGCCGTTATGGCTGCATCCAGAAGCGCTCCGCCCAGATAGGCTGTATCCCAACTTTTTATGGCTTGATAGAGCACCAGGATATCTCCCCTGCTGTAAGACGAAGAGATGAGTTTTTCCCGGACTTTCCAACTGTAATGGTACACAATAATCTTCCACACGGGGAGTACTTCCAACGCAGGCAGGCAAAAGAGAAACAGTACCATCCAGAAAGAGCCTCCCCAAACGGCAATGCGGTTCATGATTATATATTGAAGTATATATATCTTAATTAACATAACCAGAAAGAACAGGGGAATCAGCAAAAAAATCAAGGGAATTTGAAAGAGTCGTTTAATGTCCATCATCTACACACCGCCCTTATGTCATCACAAGTTTTCAGAATCATATCTCACGGTTCTTTTATCAAATCCTGTACTTCCATGCATCCGCACAAGTGCAGCTCAGGAACACCAATTCCGTTCCTTAAAGCATTGGACCCCATGCTGCCGAAGCTCTTTCATCAGTAAATCCGTGGATAAATCAATGATGTGTTCATTGGTAATCCAAACTATATGTCCATAGTACACGCTGCCGTCAAAAGAAATCCACCGGCACCGATGACCATTCATTTTAATAACCCGTAATTCACCCACATAACCGCCCAGACTCCAACGGCCTTTTATAGGAAATTTTACAAATTGTACTTCTAAAATTTCATTCAGCTTATATGTATGAGCAAACAGTCCGTATCCTATGGTCAGGCTGTCTCCTTTGAAGCGGAGAACTTTATACCGTTCCCGCGCAGGAAGAGAGGAGATTTTCATTAAATTATACGTCGCGGCTCCTATACAGACAGCCGCTATCAGCATAAAAGCCAATAATACCGTTTCCATCATTTCATACCCCGCTGATAAACATCTTCTGCTGTCTCTTCAGCCCGTTTTCCCACTTTTTTCCGCCTTCCGTTATTTCCTATAGACAGAAGAAATACCATGTCTTTTTAACTCCTCCCGTAAATACGCTATGGTCCGCTCGATATCTTCTCCGGAATCGAGGATCGGGCAGAATTCTCCGGTGAGGGATCCGCTGTCAAACTGGAACGGTCCGCTTCTTGTCCCGTCTTTCATGATAATCAACATCTTTCCTGCATGAGCCCATGGAATGCGCCAGCTGTGCATGCAGGAAAAAATGATCGTTGCTATCTTATTCTTTTCATACCTGACAGAAAATAACGCACGGACAACCAGCTGATTTCCTTCTATGGTAAAGATTCCGGTGTGCAAATGAAATTTCTTCACTAAGAAATCCAGCATCCATTTAAAAATATACAGAAAACCAAAAATGAAAACCAAGCATTCAAACAATTCATCCATATAATGCCTCAAATCACAAGATAATTTACTTCTGTAAACAAGGCCTCGGAAATATCCGGCCGTTCCCTGAATTAAAAACAGGCACCAAGGGAATCCTTTACGCAGAAGGCTAACCTTTCATACCTGTGCGGATTGTCTCCGCCAGCCTGGCATACCCCGGCGCGCCTTTGTATTTCCGGACAGATGCCAGCAGCCTGCCGTCCGCATTTTCCTGCAGCCATAATTCGATACCGTCATATACATCATAATTGAACGTATTTTCATATGTTTCATCAAAATACAAATCAATCATTTTTTCCAGAGCGGCAGGGAGATCGCTTTGCGCCAGCGCTTCATACTCTTTCATCAATCTTTCCATTTCATCATACGCATCCGCCATGCGTTCTCCTCCTTCGGCCGCCGTCCGGCCACAAAAAAAGAAACGAACCTTCATTTCTTAGGCCGATCCCGCAAAACGGCTCCAGGCAAAAAAGAGAGCCGCGCCTTGCAGACTCTCTTTATATGTCATCGTCTTATTCATTCTTGCAGAAGCATTTTCAAATCGTACCCATAACCGGCAGTGCGGTCGCAGGCAGTCTTCTGCCAATCCTCGTGAGCCGTGCCGTCCTTATGGAGGAAGTATCCGGAATCCAGGTAACGGATAATAACAAATTCCGAAGTGCTCTGCCCGAAACCGTCACCCCGTGAGAAATCAATTCCATGCCCTGTATTTCTGGTCATGACGGCTTCCAGCAAAGGAACGGTCAAAGCGTTCAGGGTAACGGTCATCTTCGGCATGTCAAAGAAAAATCCTCCTTTATCCGTAGTATAGATGCACAGATTGCTGATCGTACCGTTTGTAATGCATTTGACACGGCGGATATCACGGATGGGGATTTCCTTTTTCCCATTTGTAATCACCCCTCCGGACAGGCGGGTTTCCCTCTTTTTAAAGTAAGAATAATCCAGCGGCAAGTCCAGTGTGTCCAGATTGTCCGGAAAATCATCAGTCAGCTTATGACGGGCAAAAGCGGTAATAATGGCTTTGGTCTCCCGTATATTATGGCCGCCAGAGGTATTGTACCGATCCGTATCCAGCTCAGAAGCCATATTTTTCCAGTTCCGGCCGCGGAAAATAAGGTTATAACTGATGTTCGAATTCAGGTAACGTAAAGGCAGAATCCCATTTACGTCTTCAAAGTCCACATCTTTTAAAACTTCCCCATTGCTGTCTTTATACAGCAGACCGTTTCTGCTGACCGTCAGTACATGTCCGTCTTTTTCTTCCAGAATGACGGGCTGCGTATCAAATACAGATATCATGTTTTTCCTCCTGTGCACCTATAACGTTTTCAAAATGATTTCTATGACAAGCCCATGATTTTATTCAGCGGGATAACTCCCCTCTGGTTTTTGATTATAGCATAAGCCTTATTAAGATATGTTGAGAATCGTTGTGTTTGTGTTTTGTCGATTTTACCGAGTGGCCAAGAAATAATGATAAAAACAATAACCGTTAAAATGCGGTATTTTAGCTAAAATTTTTGCCGTATTTTTGCCGCCCAAAGAAAAAGAGCAGGGATTTCTCCCCGCCCCGTCTTTTAATTTGCTTTGCAGAACCACATTCGGAGTGCCAGCATCGCCCTATGTATACTTTTTACGTTATGGATTTTCCATCCTAAATATATTTTCCATCGGTAATTCGTGTTCAGGATCCGCATGGAATTATATATTTTCCAGTATTTTAAATCCCGCGTAACAAATATATTTCTTTCGGATTCTCCTGCTCTATAATCATCAATGACTACTACATTATCCGGATTGATTGTCGCTCCGAACCAGTCAATTGCAAAACCATATGCACAGTTTCTTGACAGCCAGAACACACGGCAACAATATCGCTTCAATTTATCGATTAACGGCAGCGACGCAATGTTAATTGATCTTTTCATAACCCGTCCATAGTTCGGATCATATCGTTTCTCCGCCCAGTAGTATTTATAGAAATCATACCGCATCCAGTCTGGTACATATTTTGTCACGCAGTCTTCGCTGTCACAAGAATCATCAAACGTCTGCCACTTCCTTAAGAATCCGTGCAGTTCCCCGTCCTTGTCGGCAAACAATACTACAATAGGATTGGTGATATAGCAGATTATCATAATGAGTAATTGCAACGGTGCATATAAAAACCATCTCATATAATCCTCCTTAAAAAGAAAAGAGCCCTGATGCAATTTCCACATCAGAACTCTTTTCCTGGTCCGCTTTGTGCAATACGCCACGGTTCAACTAATTATATTATACCATAGATTAAATTTAGGATCACCTCCGGGAGATTGCCGCTCCCGCGGTAATAATAAACAGCCCCGCATATATATCTCGTTGCCTACGTATGACTGCTTGTTTGTGCTCCATATTCTTTATTTTGTTCTTCAACTCTTCTAATGATGTTCTGGATTCGGTTAGATCGTTCTTGACATCGTTCAACGATTGATTCGCATTCGTCAATAATACCTGCGTCTCTTCGAGTTCTTTCTGCAATTTCTCCAGCTGTTTCATTTGCTCTCCGGAGTCCATCTTGAGCATAATCAATTTCTGCCTGAGCTGATTTAACTCCAAGCTCTGCACTGTGAATTCTGTCTTGAGCTCGTCCCAATCCGTCATTGACATCGTGATAGTCTGTTTTGACTCTGCTCGATTCATAACACCACCATCCGCTGATACCTGCACACAGCAAGACGATAATTCCAATAATAAGCAGATAGCGATAATTGCTTGTTTTAATGGTTTTCCACACATTTATACCTCCATCACAACATCTGCATCAAACAATTTTCCTTCGATATTTTCTGATTCCGTGTACTGCCAGATATGGGCACCCGGATAGTCGCATTTTGAATCAAACTGCGCACACCATATTGTACAGTCGCCCAGCTGATCAACATCCAGAATATTCACCAGCCAATCATAACAAGAATACAGTCCAACATATTCATAACCTGCATCCCGCAAGCGATTAATGAAGACGTTGCAGATGTTTGTCAGTTCCTGATTATCCGGCATGCCATGACGTTCTTTGTAACCATCCCCATCTTCCATGTCGAACCATACGCCCATCGGCAATTTATCTGTAGTCAATCCGCACTCTTCAAGCGTCTGAATAACAAAATCCGCCTCGATACCTGCCACATCGTCAGATAATGCATAAGAATAATGGTAAATGCCGATTTTCATTCCTGCTTTTAACGCGCCGTTTACATTGTCATAAAATTGGCTGTCAAGATGTCCTTTCCCGTAACCAATACGGATGATGGCAAATTCAAAGCCTGCCGCTTTTACAGCACCCCAATCCACTACTCCATTGTTTTCAGATACGTCTATTCCCTTCATTATTTGCCGCTCCTTTCTCTGCCGCGTCAGAATCACCATTCCGATTTTTATTCACTGAAAAAACTGATATAAAAGTAACAGCCCCAACTACTGCCGGAGCTGCATACTCTTTGAAAAATGTAATCAACTGTGCCGTATTAGCTGTTCCTGTTCGATAAAAATCATGAAACCACGAAAAGAGAACCATGAAAAACAGAATCAGAAGTCCGGCCCCGTAGAGATACACTACTTTTAACGATGTGTTCGCACGCCTTGAAATACGTGGCACATACCGCGTCCACAGTTTTTTGATTTTTTCCATCATGATTAGTCATCCCTTTGAATATGAAGATGCTTGAGTTCTTCCATAATCGCCGTTCCCGTACCATTGCCGCCCAACCCATGATAAGCTTCATACATTGTGGACGCTCGTTCCATTTCTGTGTAAGTGATATACTGCTTTTTCATAGCGTTGCTGTGGATCCCGATTAAACGGTCTTTGAGCAATGCCCGCACGCCATCTTCTGTTTTTTCTCTGTTTTCCTGCAGCCCCTTAGCCTTATTCCAAAGGAAACCTACAGCCATTGATAAAACAACATATACAATATTACTGGCAATTGGCAGTAATGCATGAAAAAATTCCTGTTCCAATTATTTGATATCTCCTTTCCCTAATGCCTTTCTTGCAATTCTGACTTGTGACATTTGTATTTCATCCAGCCGCCTTCGTTTTGCTTCACTGGATAAATTACTTTTCATGACTGCCTTCTTTGCTTGGTTAATATTCTGAAAAGCTTTCACAGCATTCTTCATCTGTTCAAATTCCCGAGGATCGAATCCGTCCATCCGCCTATGCAGTTCCCGCCCCGCATTGAATAGTTTCAGCTGCCTGTCATAGGCATCATAAACTTCTTGTACGCTTTCACTGCTGGAATAAGGCGTAGCAGTAAATCCGCGAATTCCCGGCTGTTCAGAAAATCGTTTTGCCGGACGCGTTTCATCCAGTCCGACCATCTGATCAGTAAGTGTTAATCCCAATCCGGCAAGGCTCCCGCCATATCCGCGGATTGTATTATCTACCTTGCGGGGAGAAATACCGAACGTTTCCCCTATTTTGCGGCCTACCGCTGATGTGTAAGGGCCATACTGCAGTTCAGGGATTGTATTCTGCTGGCTTTGTGGTACAATATCGCGCCCCATAAAGATGGAATGATTGGTCATCGCTTCAATAGCCGGTACTAATGCGGTCGGCAGGAAAGACGGAGCCATCGAATCAAGTACAGAGCCGGCAAGGCCTTTGAATTCTACCCCCTTCTGTTTCCTTTTTTTGTCATAATCCCACTGCAGCATGCGTTCCGGAACAGTACCGAAAAGGATCCCAAGTTCAAACGGTTTTGGGATTTTAATCAGTGTATCTTTTGTCGGGATAATCCAGAAAATATCCTTCTGCCACTGCGGCAGTTCCTGATACCGTGGATCATCTTTATTGAGTTCCCAGAGCAGGACTGACGGCAAGGTAATCCACATAGCCGTTTTTACCGTCATATCCCGTGGGTTAGCTTTCCATTCACGGAACATCTTATCCGTTCCCTGAATGGCCGCATTGAAAAAGGCAATCGTTTTGTTCAGTGATTTTGTATGAGAACCTATTCGAGAGAAATCCAACGTTACATCACGGCTTTCAAGCGCCGCCTCTTGAATGCTGCCCGGGTTTCGCTTTCTGCTGAACAGCCGATTTCCGATACCTGTATACCCTTTCCGGACATTATGAAATTCTGCCAAGCGTGTAGCCATTTCCGTGGCTTCGGATAATCCACGTAAAACTTCAATCGGATTGGTAGTAATCATCTTCTTGACGCTTGGCCGCTGCAAGAGCTCTCTCATTTGCCCGGAAAGGTAATTCCTATCCAGAGAAACAAGATTAGCCTGTGCCGCACCCGACCGCATGTATTCCCAATACGTATTGCCCTTTTGCAGATACAGCCCCAATCCTTTAAGAGTGTCTACAACGGGGATAAATCCATGCTTAGAGTAGATTGTAGCAGAAATCATGTCGCGGACAGGATTTCGCAGAATAAATTCCGGTCCCAACGTCGCTCCGGCACGGAGCCATTTTGCCGGATAAGAAAGAAGCTTCGTAAACATGTTTGCACCTTCCGGATTCAGCATTTTAAATGCCTGATACAATTCCGGCGTCGTGTTATAAACGACTTTCTTTCCGTTTCTCCACACACTGAAACTATGATCCGTTACCTTCACCGCACCGGACACTTTTTCAATCAATGCGCCCATGCCATCAACGTTTGCCAGTTTCACGATAGATTGTCCTACCTTATTCCGTTCGATGGCGCTCATTATTGAGAAAGTATTCCGGATTATTCCTTCCAGTGGGTCTACCACGTCCAAAGTGCTGCCTCGCATTTTCTTTGTGACAGCTCCCACATTTGCAAATCCCTTTCCTGTTCCATTCCTTTGTGCTTCTGCAGCTTCATAAAATTCACGGAAGAACGGTACATAATGAGGATATTTATTCTTCATAGCCATTGCGGCCTTTACCGATAACATACCGGCATCTACAGCATTTGCAAGCAGGAAATCATTATATCTGTGGATCTCTGCAGCGGCTTTCGCGAAAACAGGATTCTTCTCATAATGCTTGATGACGTCAAAACATTCTGATTTTGTAAATCTCGTAATCAGCGGTGTTTCATCTCGCGGTAAGAATGTATTCCAGTGGTTCATATCAAGTTCGCGTAATGCGGTCAGATATGTAGAAAAATCTTTCAGCTGATTATCCGGGATTTTTCGGATAATATCTTTAAAAGCGGGGATTTTATGCTTAGGCGAACCATTCTGCAGAAGTGCTTCTGCTTTGCCTGCCCAACCGCGCGCAAGCCATGCCTGAAGAAAAGGATTATCCTTTACGCTCAATTTCTTTCCAATTAATTGTTCTACGGTTTTTGTCAATTCTTCGAATGGGTGCAGTTCGTCGATAATTTTAGTGTATAAGTTATGGTAAGCTGTTTTGCCGGCTTCCCCTAATTCTCCTTTTTTCAGAGCGTTTACAAGCGTTTTCCTTCCGACACTATCGCTGAAAGAAACAGAACCTTTCATCCGTTCCCACACAGGCTGCGCATACCATTGATGTCCGACATAAGACAATTTATCTACTGCCGCGCGCAGGTCTTTATCACTCTCCAATATCTGTTTAAATTCTTTATAAAACAGTGGAAAATCAGAGGCTGCTGTTTTACGGCGTGTAACATAGTCATGGAAAAATTCAGCAATCCCTTCCTTACGGATCGTTTTTATACCGCCCTTATTGTAGGCATTTCCAAAACGTTTATGGATAACATTGGAAAATTCCGTATCAAAACCGGGACGATTACTGAATTTAAACCTTGCATCCACATAGTGTCCAAGTTCATGCATAACAGTTCGGGGATCCCCGAATGTTCTTGTTCGTATAATATCTGTTTTAGGGTTATACCAGCCGTTGGTGCCTTTCTTACCGACACGCCCCTTCTTGATCGTAGCCCCGAAAATGCTATTTACATCATCAAGAATCTGCTTGCGTGAAATCGTCTCCCCCTGCCATGTGGTCAAGTCATTGCCGGCCGCTTCCGCAACAGGTCTTGCCATAAATGACCGTTCATCACCCGGCAATTTTACTTTTCCTGTTTCTTCTGCTACAATAGAGTTGCCAGATGGGTGGAGCTGGGTATCCGGCGTTGAACCCCTATCACTGGAGGGTTGCAGAGGATACCCTGACTGACGACCTCGAATATTTTCGCCGACGTAAATTAATTCGTCGGCGTTTTTTATATCTCTTGAAAGCTGATTAATAGCATTGTTGCGATGTCTGGGCTTATCCATAGCCGTACTTGAAGAGATGATTTTCCCTTTATCGGTTTTGTCCATACTGACCGCTATTTGATGTAATAAATTATCTTTTCCACGCCATAGATTCACATAAAGTTTTCTTCCATTCTTTTGCTTAAGAATAAAATCCGGATTTTGAACAGTATCTTTTATCAACCCAGTTGCAAATGCACGGCTATCAGAAATAGACATATTTTCGCCATGTCCGGAAGTGAAAGCTTTAACTGCGTCATCTACTGCATTTTTGTTTTCTTTGTCAAAAATAACTCTTACTTTTTCTCCCATCGGATCGTCTATTCCGTCAGCAAGTTTAAGCGTTTCCTGACGTGCATATTCAAACTTCTGTTTTTCCGGTAAATCTTTGAATGCGCTATATTCCGTTTCGTCATAAGTACGGAATACTTCCTTAGGAATTGTCCCATCTTTGATACGATTGGACAATTCTTCCGGTGTAATATCTTTCACCGAATCCTTCATGAAGTTCAAATTTGCTTCTTCCGGCGTAGCTTGTTTTACATCTTCGGCAAAATCATTGAAACTGTTCTGTATAGGACGCTGCATAGGGCGGACATTGCGGCCATCATATACCTCTCTGGCCACCTGCTGGCGGTATGCGTCATTGGCCACTGCCGGATCCGGACGTTCATACTGTTCGCGGACAATACGTGCGGCTTCTTCCGGAGTAATATTCGGATTCTTCCGGAGTGCTTCAAAAGCCGCCCGTTCCGTTGTATTCATCTCTTCGGAAATAAAATCCACCTGTGTACGCCAGTCTTTAGGATCCAGTCCGTTTTCCCGGGCAAATTGCTCTAAATGTGCCTTCCTATCGCCTGTCCACTGCACCAGCCCGTGGGAATTATATCCATCTTTTGAAAGCGCTTCTGTATCAAACATGGATTCCTGCGCAATATTTCCGGTAATCCCTGCCGCTTCGGAATCGGTAAATCCATTCTGACGGAGCCGGTTATAAACATCGGTTTTTATATCTCCTGTTTCGCCGTATTCGGGCGGCAGGTTTGTTTCTTTAAGTGCCTGTGTACCCATCTCTGTATCACGGGCTAAATCGTCAAAACCTGTTTCTCCGCCACGTTTAAAAGAATCAAAAAAACGCCCTTTTGCGTTGGCAAGGCCGCTCTTTACCGGATCAATAACATGTTCATTAAACGGTTCCGTTATATGTTCGCGGATAGGCTCGCTGATACTTTTAGGCGTTGCTTTTTTTATGCCTTTAGCCGCTCCGTGAATGACCGCTCCAGGCAGGAATACTTTATCCCAGGCTTCAAGTGGATTATCTACAAGGCTCTGTACATATTCTCCCGGATTGGTGACCGCCTCTTTAACGGGATTAATGACCGGATCCAAAAGAGCTCCTTTTGCTGTGCTGATAACAGGCGTGCCATCATCATTTGCAATGTTCTGGTCATAAGTCTGCATTGTAGAATCGACAAGGGTCGGAGCAGCTAAAGCACCGCCTGCCATGCGGACAATGCCGGGCATACCGGGTGTGATGGCGGCGTATCCGGCGGGTTTGCCTACCAGTTCATTGTAGACATTCATTTTCGCCCGGTTATAATTTTCACCTTCAAAGCCTTGTGTCGGGTCTTCCATGTTGATGGATTCTCCGTTGTTATAGGCTTCTAAAGCACGTTCTCCGGCAGCCGTAATTTCATTGCCGTAATTTTCTATCGCTTTGCCGGCATTAGCCGCGTAATCAGAAAGAGTATTCCATACATTGGCTTTTGTCTTCTCCCATTGTGCTTTGCGTGCCGCACGCCCTTCTTCATAAGCGTCATCGATGCTGTTCAAAAAGCCTTTGGCCTTATCAAGCAAAGACGAATCCTGCGGCGGCTGATTCTTGAATTCATCAAAATATCTTTCACCGCTGGTATTACCGTTTACACGCTGAAATTCATCAAAATAACCCATATTTTACCTCTTTACGGTACCCATGCTGCATAGAAACCGAGCCCTTCGTTTCGTAATGCCTGCTGTACTTCTTCTTTGGACATATGCTGCCGCATTTCCATGATCTTATTGCTAAGCCCCTGCTCATCATTCACAAGCTGTTTCTGCCCGCCTGTTACATCTCCCGGCTGTCCGGGCTGCTGCAAGCCTAAAACCTGTTGCAGCTGTGCATAATAAGGAGATTTTGCGGGATCGAAATCATCATCATACATATGTTGCTTCTCGTACATCTGCTGCAAGTGACTTAGCTGTGAAATAACCTGTGAATTGTACCCGCTCGTTCCTGGCCCTTGCACTTCTCTTGCCGTACCCGGAACAACCTGCCCGCTTCTGACATCAAATAATCCGCCGCCGGTATTTACATAAAAACGTCGCGGATCTTGCGGCGGTGCATAATTCCCCATCTGCTGGACAGCTCCTGTATCGCCATTGATTCCTACAAGCTGGCCATTTGGCATTGTCTTATAAGAAATATTCGGTTTATCCAACGCGTTGATGTTATTCAGCATATTCATATCAATCTGCGGAAGCCCCAGTTGCTGTGCACGGTAATTATAAGCGGCAATTCGCGGCGCCATCGCCTTAAGTTTTTTCGGATCATAACCGCTGACTGCCGCATTTCCGTCTTTATCCGTAGTATAGACGAGCTGATTTAGGATATCCTGTCTTGCCGGCTCAAGAACGCTGTTCTGATAGGTTCTAAGCTGTTTACCATATTCTTCTGCTGTGTCATTTTCAAGCATTTCTTTTGCCATACGCGCTGCTTCCTGTTGTCCATAGCCGCTCTTGATGAAGCTGACATACGCCGCCCCAGCTTTATTTCTAAGTGACTGCTTAATTTGGCTCCTGTCAGGCGTACTTGGCTGTGTTTGCGGCTGTGTCTGCTGTATATTCAACTGATAATGGGGAGCTGACTGTTCTAATGCGTCCTGCCCCGCCGGAGCCGAAGACTGCAAAGGCTGTGCGCCAGCAGTGTTGATCTTGAAATGAGGTATTGCTTTTTCAAGACCGTCCTGTGCAAAAAGACCGCTCCCCATCTGCGGGGTCTGCGGCTGTGTCAATTGAGACAAAAGTCCCGGGGACTGTTCCTCTTGATAGCCCCCGAATACTTTTGTTGCATAATCTTTAGCATTGCGAGTATCCTGTATCTTCTGCAGACGGTTTGCCGCCCACAGTCCCGCCAGATTCCCAATCTGATCCCATGGTGATTTATCCTGTACATAGATAACACTCATGATTATTTACCCGCTTTCTTAGTAACCGTCTTTTTTCTTGTTGCCGGATTCTTAGCTGCCGGCTTTTTCTTTTCTTCTGCTTCGTTACTCTCTTCTGCAGATGCTTCCGTTTCCTGTTCTGCAGGAACAACGTCAACCGCTTCTGCAGGAATAATGTCTCCATCCGGGTCATTACCCGCTTTGTCAGCTTCCGTTAAGCCTTCCGCCAAGATACCGTTTGCATAGAACATATTGTCACCGGTCAATTCCAGTTCATAAACCTTTTCTTTTCGACCGGTTTCTACAATTGATGTAATCGGTTCAAATCCGTTTACTGTCATGACACTCTCACCTTCAGAAAGTTCGGTTAAAGGTTTCTTTCCATCAGGCGTCATGAATACTTCCGTCTGCGTGGTTTCTACTGCAAAAGACGGAGTATTGAGCTCATAGATATCCGCTTCACCCATATCATGAAGTTCTGTAACCTCATTCACTGCGCCAAAAGAAATAACTTGATCACCAAATGCCATCTGTTCAATAGCAACCGCACCTTCCGGCGTTGAAATTTCTGTTCCTGCTACAAAACATGCTAAATAACTTCCTAATCCGCTCATAAGACCTCCAAAGAATCCGCCGCTCCCTTGACGAACAACCGTCTGCGCGGGAGAAGCTACTGAATACCGCTGCTGTGATAATTGAGATAATAAACCTTGCGTTGGTGCATTTTGCCCTGTCGCCATCGCTAAATACTTCATCGGCGTGTTGGTCGCCGCTTCCTGCGCCGTTGCCGCCGTTTTAATCGGGTCCGTTGCCATCTGCTGTAACTGATTCGCCAGCTGTGACAGCGTGGAAATCCCCTGCTGTCTGTTGTTGAAATTCGTATTTGCCAAATCAGCCTGCTGCCCGTAGCCTGAAAGCTGGTTCTTGAACATATCTCCAAGTAGCCCCGCCTTACCGTTAATGCCTGCCAGCTGGCTGTTATAAGCTTGTCCGGCAAGTCCCGCGGCTGTCTGCATATCATTTCCGTACTGTGCGGCCAGCGTATTAGATGCATTTCGGGAAATATCATTGAATGCGCTGTCCGCCTGTGAAGAATTGATAATTCCCCGGCTGGCCAGTCCGGACAATGTACTCCCGACTGTATTCGTTAAATCAGCTTGTAATGCCTTTTGTCGATTCTCCGCATAAGAAGATGGCAGCACACCGTTTAACAATCCTTGCATAGCAGTATTATTGTTCTGCATGGCCGTATTGTATTCGGACGCCAATTCTTTATTTCCCTGTGTCATAGACTGAATAGCATTCCCCAGCAGCCCAGAGAAACGATTGTTAGCCGCTGCATTAGCGTCTGTATTTGCATTTACCTGCGGAATCAGTCCCTGTACCAGCTGATTATTGGCCGCCGTCTGATTTTGCGCCCGGTCATACAATGTCTGCCAGTTGGGATTCGGCGTAACCTGCTGGCTGCTTAGTGCTTGATTAGCCATATTCAGCAGGTTTTGTGCCACCGGCTGTGTAGTCTGTGCCCATTTCAGCTGTTCTCTTTGTAGTGCCTTTTCTTCCGCAGACTGTTGGGGAACCTGTGCGGGCTGATAGGTTACTTTAGTCCCTTTCCCCCCACCGAAAAGCTGTAAATCAAATTGTAGCATGCAATCTCCTTTCTTAACGCAAATGCTCTATTGTGCCTGTTAGTACAAAATAATGATTATTCCCCTCATCGTAATCCAAATCCGGATGGCGTTGCATTTTCCATTTACGAATATGCGCGCGGGGATTTCTTGTCGTGAATGTAACAATCTTTGATAATCCGTTCATTTTCATGACTTTCTTAATATAATCCACCATGCCCGCCACTTTTCCGTAAGTCTCCAACATTGCAAAGTATCGTTTTTCTTCATACTCCAGAATGCCCCATATGAGGAATCCTGTATCGGGGAAATATTTCAAGTGACGGTTGCGTTTATCGTGGCAGTCTCCATCAAAAAAGAACCCTGTCAGATCGACGGATTCTCCTGTAATACGTTCATAGTCTTTTATCATTTCCTGTAAACTTGATAATTTCAATTCATCTCATCACCCTATCTTGTTCACGCATTATTAATATCAGCTGACCATGAAACGACAAGTGGGTCATTTCTGCGAAACAAAGAAACAAGAAAATTATTCCCAACGTATACCTTCCAATAAGCGTTTCCGATGCCGTCAGCGTTTCTTCTAAATGTATAAACTGTGCCTGGAGTGACATTTACATATTTATCCCATTCTCCCACCGAGGTACATTTTATTTTCGTAATCAATTGGGGACATGTCCAGTCATAAGACGCACCTTTGTAATCTTGCACTGTAAAACTGCCGGTGGGGATTGCTACTTTTAGAATCGCAAATTCACGGCCTGCACTGGCTACATAACACCGCAAAGGACTTGCCTGTGGGTCATTAAACTCCCCCAGTTTTACATAGCCATCTCTTCCGTCTACGTTGACATACGTTCGCGGGTCTGGACATTCGTTCTGGTCATCATACACATCACACTGTCCTGTTTCCCCGTTCTCTTTCTGATAACATAAATGTTTAAAAACACTCATGAACACCACCTCACGCAAACCATATGTAATTATTACCAATTTTTAGCTTATTTTCATTGTTCGTGCCCGCAATCTGATACCAATTATTTGTATTATCTATCTCATCTGGTGTATTTAGATAACGATAAAATAAGCCGTTAGAATTAGCAAAAAACAGCTGTGTTATTAATGCTCGTCCATCATGTGCTGGAAAAGCACTCATTAAAACAGTTCCCCACTGCTTATTGCCGTTAATTACAATTTCATTGGCGCGGTGTGCAAGACAAGCATAAACGTTATCATCTTTATAGTGCTGACGCAACCAGTCGTTCATTTGTTGCGTACCATTAAAAGTACCGGAACATAAATTGCCATCAAATGCCTTTGCGGTGATATCAGCTAATCCGCCTTGCGTGCCGTCGCCAAACCGATATGTTTTAATATCGTGTCCACGATAGCCGAGCTGTATGGTGTCTGCAGTTCCCGCAAAATTAACTTCGTTATCATATGTTACTGGCAGGGGTACACCTTCACGATAATAACGTTCGTCTGCCTTGTCCTTAGTGTAGTAATTATCGGGATCAAATATTTCTTTTTTGTTTGCTATATCTATCGTTATTTTCGAACCATCTGCATCCGGAGTAATTTTAATGTTATCCCCGGCGATTAATTCAAGGACAGCCTGTTTCACTGCCGCGACAAGTTCTTTGTCACCGATTTTTACTTTAGAAAATGCGTTTTGATTAACTTCTGCTTCGTCTTCAATACCGGACAGCTTTTCTTTTTCAGCTTCCGTCATTTCTACCGCTGCCGCATTATTCATATATTCAATCTTTGTCACGCTGGTTGCATTTGTCGTTACCGTTGCAACAAAAACTCTTACGACAGCTTTCCATTCTGTACCATTGTAGTAATACATCTTCTGCTCAAGTGTGTTGAATACATGAGTATTTGCAGTAATGCCGGATGGCAAAGAAGCAGAAAATACCGGTTTTGTTGTTACGCTTCCGTAAGATAAAGCACCTGTGTTATTCCATTCTACAAACAGATAGCTTGTTGCGTTAATCGGCAATGTCCATGCACTGATTTTCTTATTAATCGTTTCTACATAATCTTTCGCACCGTTTTCATCGAAGCCGTCTGCCAGCGTTAAAATTACAGGTATCGTACTTCCGTCAATAATGACCGACAATCCATCACCGGAAAGGAAGCTATACTTCCCGCCGTTGTTTTTTCCGTATAAAATACGTTGTCGAAGACCGCTCCCGCCGCCTTTTGATTGTGCGGAAAGCGCATTCCCAATCGTCTTGATTTCTTTCCGGTTTTTCAGTACAGCTTCTTTCGTGCTGTCTCCCTGCGGCGTCGGGTTCAAAGGATATTTTTCCGTATAAGGCATTTAAACCTCCTCGTAAGTATAATCAAACTGCCGCAAAGCGATAGCGCCCTTGGCGACAAATATTTTTATCTGCAGATGGCGGTTCGCTCCACCGCCAATCTTATTTACTTTTGTATACTCATTGCTATTCAACCTGCCGGTTGCGTTAATCAATTTTTCATTCGCATAGTATAACTTTGTACCAGCCGCTTTGAATGTAACAGGTTTTGCCCGTTTATCGCTGATTATAATGCTGCCGTAGCCATCAATACGGTTACTTGACACGAAATTATAAGAGAACAACAGCAAGAACAGTCTTTGCGCCAGACGATTACCTGAAACAATTGACGTCGTAATTTGCTCTCCGTCATCGGTATCAACACCCATATCCAGAATGCCGATTTTGTTTCCGTAAGCGATATAGACATCCTTGCCGACTGTCAACACATCATGCAGATCATGAACGAAAGACCTTGACGTGAAAACACCGCGTCCGTCCTCGTACCGCGGCAGATAATGATAAATAAATACATCCTGATTTTTCCCCGGTTTAATCCACAGTTGTTTTTTGCCGGGGACGTGCCACATCATGGCTTGCTTCGACGTAATCGTTGTCAGTTGTGCATTGATATTAAGACCTATTTCAGACGGCTGTATATTCGCATAGGTATTTGTCGGAACAAAACTCATCAGCCCCGCATCGCCCAGATAATAACTTCGGTCATCAATGCTGATTGAACTGCCGCAGCACAAAGCCGTTTCAGAAAGAGGATAAACAGCAAGTGTTTTCTCATGGGGATTACCCACAACTTGATATGCCCTACCGTATTCTTTATATACAATGATTGCCTTTGACAAGAAATCAATAGATACAATACAGCCGGGATCTTTATAACCAACTTCTACATATTGCGCAGAAGAAGCATCATTCGTATTCGTTTTCCACGATTTATAGTCACCGACGGCCGACCACGTAAGACGGTGCCCGTAAATAGACGCTACCATAACAGAGCCAGAATGACTGCTCACAAATTCACAATCCGGGCTTTCGTTTACAGTAGACAGCACACCTGCGCCGGAAACAGTCTGCAGCTTACCGCCGGAAGCAATCAATATATCATGGTCAAAAGCATGATACTTCGGAATACTGTTCCCTGTCAGCGTCCCCAATTTTGAAACCGTTGTAAAATCAGCTGTTTTGTACAAATCACGGCCGCAGGAAAAATAATATTGTTTGCGGTAATTGTCATAATACAGACTTTCAATATCCGCCGTATGTGTATAAACCGTTCTTACGCCCGGCACTGTTTGAAGCGCACCGTCCGTCGGGCTGTATTCGCAGTTAATCGCCTGCGTTAAACTCTGCATATCAATGCTTTCTGCAGGCTTGCTCCAGTCCAGACCTAATCTGAAACCGTTTGTCGAAGCAAAGAAACGCTCACCCATATTATCGCCCTCTTGCCGCTTGGATTGCCGTTGTTAAATCAGCAATAAACGCTTTATCTGCATTGGCATAATCTATCATCAGGGATTTCTTTTTGACAAGAAATGAGACCAGCTGCACAAGCACAAAATGAAAGATTTCACTGAATGGAATTGAATCAGTTTCATCTGATACATGCGGCTTTTTCACAGCGTAAAACACATCATTGACGGTCTTTCCACCGTACGTCTGGAAAGACCCGTTCACAATGCGTACAGGATAACCCGCCGCCGGAACAAACGCTGTAAAATCACCGGGTACCGGATTATTGTTGCTAATGTCCATACTTTTTACAACTTCTCTGTCTTTCATCGGGACCAGAATCATCACGAGATAATCAATAGCCGCGTTAATATAGGGGATGTATTCCGCACTGTCATCTAATATTTCATTTGTATCCAGATTTATCATCGTAATCAGTTCGCCTGCAGTCATACGGCCAATACCCCCTCGCTACAAAGCCATTTTCATCTTCCATCTGCCGCGCCATCTCGGAAATCGTATCTTCCCACCCGGAAACAAACGACAAGTCTGCTTTCAGGATCCGCGCTACCATGTAATTCACAAGAAGACTTTCTATTTCTGCTGGATAACCGCTGTTATCCTCCATCTCTTTATAATCTGCAGACGGAATATATATAACAGTTAATCCGCGTTGGTTTTTATCTTTTGCCGTTACCAGCTGTTGGGCGGTTAAATCGTAATCAATATTTTTTCCCTTTGCATCTTTCACTGAAAGAATACGAAGCGCCATTTTTGATAATGCTACATCCGGGCGCAGTTGATGTCCGCTTTCGGTCTTGCTCACCATATCCGGAATATACCGCGCTATAAGCTTATGCAGAATATGATTGCCTTCATTATAAAACTCCAGAAACTGATACGGCGTATAGTTCACCTGCGACGTATCGCCCACCTGCATATACGCACGGTTAATCAAGTCTTTAATTATCATGGTTACTCCTTAAGAAAAGGAAAGAGGGCTTTTTACAGCCCTCACCTTATCTCCATTGAAATTACTCTACAGCACCGCCGGTCATGACCTGAATCACGCCGTAGTCCTTGCTGTTGTAGATGGATTTTTCAATGCCGCCGAAGAACGCGATACCGTTCCCCTGTACATTGCCGTAATCATCCTCATCTTTAATGAAGCGAGCTTCGCGGGCTACAGCGAAGCATGCCGCCTGCTGCCCTAAAAGCAAATTATGAACAACATTTGCAGAAGACGCACCGGTTTTCGTATTCATGACACGTTCATATTCATACAGAACGACGCCGTCATATTCGCCGAGCGCTCCGGTGAAAATCGGGTTTTTGCTGCCGCGGATTGCCGCGTTCTGCTGTGCCGCCTGCCATACCGGATCTGCTTTCAAGTCACGCGCTGCCCATGTGCCGACAAGCATGATGTATTTCTCCTGTCCGTCAATCTTGAGCGGTTTCACTGTCGGTTCATGCATTTTGGCCTTGCGTTTTGCGCGGCCGATTACCGCACAGGTCAGCTTGTCATTAGCCGTTAAAGAAACCTCTGTTCCTGCCGTAGACGCAATAAGACGTTCACCGGTTGTCGGATTAGCCGTCAGTGCGGAAATCAGCTTGTTATCTTTCCAGTCAGACAGCCACTGCACCAATACCCCCTTGATAAGAGGCAAATTTTCGTACGGAGATTTCTGGTCATCCGCCTCAAAGCGCGTAACTGCGTTTCTGACTAAAGTAGTCTTTACGCTGAAATCATACATCTGCATTTCTTCTTCATTACCTTTGAGTGTGTTATTCCCGGAAACGCCGTTACCTTTAAGATTCATTGCCAGTCCAAAGTTTACTTCATCGCCTTTAGCCTGTTTTAGATCTTTATTCGTATGAACAACATTACTCCCATTAGTAGACGTAAACTTATCAAAATAAGAAGCTTTTAAACCTTCTCTCCACACTTTTTTCGTCCAGAGCTTAGGAACTAATTTTTCAGGAATTTTAAATTCATGTGCCATATTTCATTCTCCTTTTTGTAAAATAATTAATCACCGCAGAGGTCATCAATCTGCTTTCTGATTTCCGCCGGTAGCTCATTTTCACGACCCTCTTCCACATATTTGAGGATTTCTTCCTCAGACAGTTTCGCGCCGGTCGGAGCGCCGCCGTTTAATGCACTTGCTTTCGGCAGTGTTTTAGCCGTTTCAAGCGGATTTTGCGCGGGTGCTGCCATCGCCGCCTTTACCTTTTCAGCAAAATCACGAATGACTTTGAAATCTGCATCCGTACCTACCCCCTGATCAACGCGGTTGAATGCCTCATCAATCGGAGCAGCATCTTTTCGCGTCATGCCGTCCAGCATTTCAGTGCCTTTCTGCCACAGCTCGCCGATATTCGGAATAGCTTTAAGTTCACCGATAAACGCTACATTTTTCTGATAGGTTTCCTGCCGCTCTTCCTGCTGGCGTGTCATCTGATATTCAATCCGTGCCTGTTCATGAAGAAGTTCCTGATACTTCTGGGCGTCAGTGAACATCAAATCAGACGCGTCATCAATCTTGAGCCGACGTGCGGCTTCCTGCTGCGCATAACTGCGAATTTGATTCAAATCCTCCGGAGATAATACCGGTTTCTGTGACATGCTTATCTGCGAACGCAAAGTATTAGCCGCTTCTTCGGCCGCTTTTCTGCGAGCCCTTTCTTCCGCTAACGCTTTCTTTAAATCGCCGCCTGCCGGATTGTCTTCTGGTTCTTTTGTCGGTTCAATTTCCGTTTTAGGTCCCGATTCAGGATCAGGATCAGTTTTCGGCTGTCCGTCTGCAGAATTATCTTCCGGTTTCTTTGGATCATTACCCGATGAAGTTGCCGGTTTCTGCTTATCAAGACCTGCTTCTTTTAAATCCTCTGCATCGAATCCCAAATCTTCTGCGTTGAGCATTGCTTCGTTTTCCATGATTATCTCCTTCTGCCGGTTTAACGACGTCGGCGGTCGAATAATTTTTTTGTAGTTTACCGTCTTTTTTCGGACGAAAGAAAAAAGCCTTTTAACGTCGTTGCTTAGGACGATATATCAAGGCATTACTGCCCTAATAGCTGTGATTGTTGTATCGGAATTTGCGGTTGCACCGGCGGAGCTATTGCCCGCCCTTTAAGTGCTAATCTTTCTTGCATAATCTGCTGTGGTGAAATATTCACGCCGATAGACTGCAGTGCCGTTGACAGTGCTTCCGCCGGTAAATCCTCAATACTTGCGCTGACTTTAAAGTCCGGCATTTTTGGCTGTTCGGAAGCCTGCTGCATACGTTTTTTGACGGTTTCTTTCTCCGGGAAATCCATGAAGTCAAGAATAATGTCCATCGGGATATCGACGCCCGCTTTCTTCGCCTCAAGCAGCTGATACAGATTCGCCCGCCGTGCGGTAGCGCTTGCCTGCGATGTCGTGATTACAATATCAAAATCAAAAGCAGATAAGTCATACAGCACCTTCGTGACCGGATCGCCGTTTTCATCTGTCATCGGCATACCGTTCTGGTCCACCGCCTGCTGTTCCTGCATGGCTTGACCTAACCCCGGCTGTATCTGCACAAACTCTTTTTTGCCGTCTTCGCCAAGAATTCGCATAACTTTATCTTTGTTATAAAACTGCGGAATCAATCCCGGCGCGTAGGTGTCTCCCCACAAGCGTTTTACAATCTGCAGTTCCGCTTCTTTGGCTTTGTCGAATATTTCGGCGGTCTGCACCGTGGTAACTGACTGCCGAAGGTCAATTGCCTTCCCGCTCATTGCCCCGATGCTGCCGGACAGGCTCTCCGGAGTAATGCCTGAAATCGTATAGAAATCACTGCTTGAGCGGTTTTCAAGCTCTATATTATTGACAGACTGCGCCGACGGAAGCCCATCGGTAAATGTCACACCCGGCTTCAAGAAAATATTCGCGCCCGGCGTTGTAGAAAGATTCCGAATATCCCGTTTCTCTTTTTCGTCAAACTGCGGTCCAGTCCAAAAGCGAACACCGAGCGACTGCTGATTGACGATATGCATACGCTGGCTGCGGTTCTTGTTGAGTTCGCGCTGTGCGTCTTTTAAATCCCGTACAATCCCTGCCGGTTCCAGTCCGTCATCCACATCCTCACCGTAACCTGATAAGTAGCAATACTGCCGCACAAGTGGAAATTGATTGTGCTTATAAGGACTTTCGCCCTCTTCAAGTAACACTTCCCCGCAGAATGTCGCGTATCTGATTTTTGTAACCGGAATTTCTTCCGGTTCCGCTCCGGACATTAAAAAAGCCGAATATAAATCCGGCTGCGATTCATCGACGATCATTCCATCTGCAGAGAAAATTTTCTTCTGCGTGTACTCTTTGTACCAATATTGAACGACCCTTAATTTCTTTAAATCCCGCGAATACCAGAGCGGCTCCGTATCGACCGTCTCCAATTCGCTGTCATCGTATTTATGCGCGAGCATGGCAATTTCATCTGCTTTGTCCGCATATATTTGCTTCAATTTATCCGGACTTTCCCAGCTGTAACGTCCGCAGTAGAAAGCGTCTGACAAATCATCTTCTTTGCATTCTGGGTCAACGAACACATCAAAAGGGCTGACGTTTTTGATCTGTATCCGTCCATCCATCCGAGCGTAATCAAATTCATAACTGACCCAATAATTTCCGACGCCACAGATGACAGCGTCTTTGAATGCTTTCTTTTTAACACTCTGGTAATTTGTCTTGTCGAAAGTATATTTTGTAATCCCTTTGGCCACACGTGCTACCCGGTCATCTTCTTCCGAGCGCGGCAGAAAATCCGGCTCCGTTTCATTCTGCGCCGCATAACCGGACAGCAAGTTAATAACCGGGCGTATACGATTAATTGTAATAACCGGACGGGATTTCTGTTTCATTACTTTCAAGTCCGCGTCCGTCCACTGCTTACCGCGCATGAAATCATAATCTTCTTTCGCACTTTTACGCCATTCGCTGGTTAGCTGCAATGCCCTTTTTACATTATTTCGCGCTTCGGATAAATCAAAACTCATTCGACAAGTTCTCCTTTAAACATCATTCCATACATCTGTTCAAGCTGCCACTGCGGCATTTGCGCTGCGAACGCCGCCAGCTCCTCATCACTTTTCTTTGCCGGAATTAAAATCCCGTTCTCCATATGTTCACCGTACTCTGATTTAAGCACTCTGTATGCATAATCTCTTAATGCCCTGTCGCTCATTACACTCCCCACGCCGTCGGTTCATCTCCTTCCTCATCTTCATATCTATATCCATCATTGAATGGCTTTTCTGCTTTTACCGGCTGAATCGGACGGCTCATCAAGAAATATCTGACGCTGTCGTAACTATGGTCTTCTTGCTGTGTATCCACGTCCTCGACTTTGTGCTTATCGTATGTCAATGCCGGCAGCGTCCGTATCAAGTGATAACACGTTTTGAATATCTTGAGTTTTCGTTCTTTCAGCCGTAAGTGTACCTGCATTTTCCCTGCCAGTCTGTCATTATCCGCCGGATACCATGGCACGCCTTCCGCTGCGAACACTTCTGCAATCGACGGCCCGTCATGTCCTGTTTTCTGCCAAATTGCCGGATCCGCAATACCGAATTCACCGCCTAAATGCTTAATCTTCTGCGCGACTTCCCGCGCCGTCTCTTGCGTACCCGTGTTAACTGTTCCCGGCTTGCAGCCGTACCACTCATTAATTACATAGACAACACCATCATAATTGACTGCATATTCGTAGATTGCATACGGCTTACTGTATCCCCAGTCCATCGACCTGCCGCGCTGCCAGCTTTGTGGGATTTCAAACGGTTCAATGACATGTATATCCGTCCGGAACTCCTCAAAAACCTGTCCTTCGAATATATTCCAATCGCCTTCTCGATATGCTTTTCTTAGCTTATCCGGCAGCGTATCAAGTGCGTCACTGTATCCCGCCGGTAAGTAAGGATTGTCATCTATCCGCGCCTGTACAAACGCAATTTTATTTGCGAAATCCCGCATTTCCGGCGGGATATTTCTGTCAATGAATAGGTTTTTGACCCACATATGCCCCTTACCGCCCGGGTTCGTTCCGGCAATCAGCTTAGGGTCCTCAACGCCAACCCAGCGCAGGCGCATACGCAAGAAATCAAAAACAGTCTGTTCATTCAACGTCAATTCGTCAATCGCGATGGCCGCAAATTCTGATGATAAATACTTAGACGGATTATCCAAATTCCTGAAACACATCACTCCGCTGCCGAAAGCCGGATTTAATGTAAATTCATGCGTCGCCTCTTTGTAGCTGCCAAGCCATTCCGGGAACTCCATTTTGATCTTTGACAGCTGCCGGTCACGCAGTGCCGGATAATCTTCACAAAACAACCCAACACGGATACCTTTTAATTTCAGATGTTTATACCATCCAATTAAGAGATAAACCAGTTCCCATCGTAAGATATACGATTTCCCGCCACCTGCTGCACCGCCATAAAGAATGTATGTATTATCCTTGACCGCCCGCATAAATTCCCGCTGTTTTGCCGTCGGGTGAATGATGTCATTGACAAGATTAATCGTCTGTGCGGATGTCATCATCTACCACCAAATTGATACCGATATTACCAGATAATTCCTTTTCTTGCTTGTCGCGCCATTCCGGTTTTCGGTTCGTCAGCCAGAATACAATAGCTTTTACGTCCGGCGGTACATGCCGCGTCACACGCTTAGTTACCTTCATCACCGCTTTATTTCTTGCGTTTTTATCCGCAATTAGCTCTGATGTAGTCTCTATATAGTCATATCCTTTGGCTCTTTTTAATAATGCGTTCTCAACTTCGATATCAACAACTTCTTTCCCGCGCGATAAAGCCTCGGAAAATTCGGGGTACTTTTTAATCCATGTATACAATGTATCTTGATTAATGCCGATATTATGCGCAATCTGCTCATTACTTAATCCGTCTCGCGCCCATGCCTGCAAGCGCAGAAGATTATCTGGCTGCAGCCATTTTGCATACTTGCCTTTTGCGCCCACAGTAATCCCCGCCTTTTCATAATTTTATAAAACGATATAAAGATAATTTATAACAAAATATCTTGAAAATGTATTGACTAATCAAAGATGATATAGTAATATATAATCAAGAAAGGGAAAACACCACAAATTATTTAAACCATAGGAGGTAAGAAAAATGATTAGAAATATCGGTATTGAAGACGGAGAAAGAATTTTAACGGATGGCACCAAAACTATAAAGTTCGAAAAACACGATCAGGGCTATCAAATGTGGGAGCTAAAAGGAAACACGTACTATCGGTGCGGCATAGTAAATGCCGACGAAGAGACAGAAAATGAAGATTTATGGGCAATGGCCACAGATGAGTTATATTAATAGAGGGGAGAAAGAAAAATGACGGAGAGCAAAAAATCCGCTCCCGGTTGGGGTGGAAAGAGAAAAGGGGCAGGAGCGAAGAAAACACTGCCGCCGGGTGCCCGCACACGGTCTGTCAAGATGACCGATGAAGAACTATTAAAAGTCAAAAAAGTTTTAAATGAGTCAAGGAGGAATAAAGCCATGTTTAAACTGTACGGAATGAAAGATGTTAAGAAAGGAATTTTGTTTAATATTGAGGGAAGCCCGAACGGCGTAATCGCCGTCGCTACCGCGTTGAGACGTGGTTTGAACGAAAGGGTGGAGCTTGTCGATGATAGATTTAGAACAAGATTCAATGTTTATGTAAGCACCGAACCACCTGCCAATTCCCGGGTAAAAAAATCGATGATCGGTGAAACTGTTCTTATCGGCAGCGGCAACGATCTAAACGATTTGAAAGAAATAGAAACATACGGATTGGTCAGAATTAACATATATAAAACTTCCGACAGGGTTTATGTCCATGTAGAAGAGTTGGATACAGGGGCAATTACGGTGACAGGAGAAGGTACAGACTGGGACATCGAAGAAAACAACGGACGTTTTAAAAATATAGATGATTACATTGATGATTTCATCCAGAATAAAGAAAATGTAAAATCTGTAAAAAGGATCTCTAACGATACAATAGAGATCGTGTGGTACGATGCGGAATTTAAGGGGTATATGGTGTCAAAGCACCAATTTTGCGTGACGAAAGATCTAATCGGAACAGTCACGCTCGATATGGACGTCGTGAGAAAAAAATGACGTAGATAAAGCGTAACATGTAAAAAGAGCGATATCATCGCTCTTTTTATTGACCGGGTCAGTCACATTAAAACGAAAAGCACATACCATTCTACGGTGTGTGCTTTTCTAAAATTGAGGAGGAAAGTATCTCTCGACATTTTCACACTATCATAATACCACTTTTGAATGTCTCATAATGTCTCATGTTTCATTTTTCGCGAAATTTCTTTTATCGCTTCATCTTTCAATCGATAACAATGACTTCTCACATAATGATGATCCAGTGCAATTTTCTCCCAAAGAATATTCATGAAATACCTGTCAATCATAATGGATTTCTGCTCTGGGTCGGAAAGCAAAGCAAGCAACCTGAATCCTTTTGTAATCATGTCACCGTATCTGTTGAGCTCTTTTATCCGCAGTTCTTCTAATTTTGCCATCTTCTCTTTGAAAGCAATCACGATGTCTGACAAATCGGATGGAGAGCCGCCATCCACAGGCTCTTTATCGTATCTACATCCTCTGGGTGAGATCATATCCATCTCGCACTGCAAGCGGTACTGATTGAGCGAATCAATATGTTTTCTGCAGCGCCGAATTTCCTCAAAAAACGCTTCAAGTTCGCCGCGTACCCGTTTTGATTCAAAATGCAATTTAACTGCCGTTTTTTCGTAAGTCGGATCCGGGTTATGAAAAATGCCCGGTCGCATTCCGTTATTCATCATCTTCTCCCTTCAGTATTTTTAAAATTTCTTCTTTGTGTGCCAATGCCGATTCTTTTGTTCTAAAGCAGTTTCCTATTGCCATTGCCATGCAGTCAAACGTACAACCTCGTTCAGCTCTGTCACTACATACTTTACCGTCAACTTCTACCCACCAATATTTATCTCCGATTTTCGGCTTGAATGGAATTACTTTAAATTCATAAACATCGAAATATTTTACAAAAACCGCCCATTTTGAATCATCACGCCATTCTTTACTAAATTTTGTAAGCAGTTCTCCGTTACAAAACTTATTGACCTCGCATTCTCCATTTGCAAGTCGAGCTTCAAACTCTTCATCTTCTACAACGCCAATCCTATCAATCAACATTTTAATCACTTCTTCTTTTAGTGTTTTCATGCTTTCACCTGCTCCACATCTTCAACTAAAAATGCATTGATATTTAAACCGTGTTTATCAATCCAGCTCTGAATAACATTATTGACTGCGCATTCAAGTTTTTCTTTCTCATCATTATCGACATCCTCAAGAAAACCTTCTGCATATTCTCCATAAATCGCATATGCCCTATCCGTTAAATCTTGAATGACATCATCCGCATATACCTTTGGGCACGGGCTTGTTATCCGACCGACATAGAAGCACATAATATCATCGTCAATATCATCATGAAAAACCTCTGAATAACTTGTATAAGATTCGGGATTATACGGTTCAGCATTCATGATTTCTTCCCGCCCCGCTTTTATTGCCTCTTCTTTGCTCGGATATGTATCGTCACAGTTAAAATGATCTTCATCAAGTCCTACTACCCATTCTTCATTTTCCCGCTTCATGCTTTTTCTCCTTTCCTCAATGCAGCGTTTTTCACAAACGCCGTCCATCTTGTTTTCGCTCTTTTATCCCCGAAAATCGGCTTATACGGCGATAATTTTATAACCTCTGCAAACGGTATCTGTTCACTATTCCACTTGAAGACAAGTACTCCATCATTTTTCAGAACGCGGAAACATTCCACAAAAGCTCGTTCTATCCACGGTAGCCAATCTTCCGGTAATTTTCCGTACTTGAGAATGATCCATGCCGTATCTCCGCCATTCTTTAAATGCGGCGGGTCAAATACTACCATGTCATAAGTCCCATCTTTGATGTAAAACATATCCGTAACATCCCCCATCAATGACGGTTTAATTTCAAGTTTTCGTCCATCGCATAACGTAGTAGACAGCTCCCGATTGTCCTGAAAGTCCACGAACTCCAAATCTTTTTCGTACCAGAACATTTTACCGCCACAGCATCCGTCCAGTATCTTCATGCTTTATTTACCTCTATTTCAATCCGCGGATTCTCCCGATCGGTAAATACTTCTTGCGTCAAATGTACATATTTCTGGCTGTCATTCAGGATAAGCTCCATATCCTGCAGCGCGTCAAGTATAAACTTTGCCGCGCTCATCACATTATCCTCATCCCGGCGCATATCCTTTTCATAATATTCGATACGGATATTCACTTTTTCGGTAAACTTCCGCTCTTTTACCTGCGGCCGCAATATCAGAATAATTTGTCTCTGCGTTTTCTTCTTGACGCCTGCCCCCGCGTACTTGTTCAGCCTGTTAGCAGCGATCAGGTCATTCATGCAGGGAAGGCGCCCAGGTATTATGAGCTTCATATGCCACCGCCTAATCGAATCAAAACGTATGTCAGCGCTACTAATATTCAAAAAAGAACGCACTGTATGAGCATCAGATATAGTTCAAACTGTCCGAAAAGATAATATTTATCTCCTCTGTCACTGTAAAGTTTCACTTCATGCTCCTCTCTCGTTGCCAAAAGTGGCAACGATGGTGATTAAGTTGTTCATTTTTTACGCCTCTCTCTGTAAATCCGCTCTTCCTCGCTGCGCAGCTTTCTTGCCGCTTCGTCAAGCTTGATAGCTGCGTACATGATCAGAACAATAAACAGTACAACGCTTGCTACATCCATCGCTGTATTCATTTCTCTTCCTCCTTAAAACGGTAAATCATCATTCTGCGGCGGCAGTTCACTCTGCGCTGTCCCGAACTGCTCAAAATTGCCCGATCCTGTTTCCTCTACTACCGCTTGCGCTTTCTTTATATTGAGAGGCGTTGCGACAAACTCTGCTACAATCTCCGTCATGTATTTTTTATCGCCTTCATTGCCGTATGAGTAGCTGCTATACCGCCCCTCGATAAACACCGGCATCCCCTTCTGCAGCTGGTTCCCGATGGCTTCCGCCCACGGTGGCCATGCTTTTACTCGTACATAATCCGTAAATTCCTGTTTTTCTCCGTTCTGATTGACAAAATACCGGTTAACCGCCACCGTCATCGTTGCTACCGCTTTCCCGGATGATGTGCTCTTGATTTCAGGATCGCGGACAAGGTTTCCGCAAATCTGGCAATTGTTCATGTTTAGCATTTTCATTCTCCTTTTCAGATATAAACGTCTATTCTCCCTGATTCATAAGCGCTCTCTATTTAAAAAAAAGCATTTCTTGCATTTTCTTCCGTTTCGTATTCCAGCTCAAGCTGTTTATACGTCCCGGGTATGTAGATGATGAGACTTTTTTCTTTCTGTTCAACGTAAGACGGATTCATTGCGACAATCCTCTTTTCCATTGATACGACTATGAATCGACTACTTCCCATTTGTAAGCCTCCTATTCACACCTGTTACTTTAATGATGTACGGATTCAACATCTCGAATATCCGTGAACCGATAGCCTCATCAGATTTTGCAATCTGATTCAGACTATATTCGCTTGATATAATCGTCGGGAGGTTTCTTACGTACCGCTCGTTGATGATGTCAAACATGATTTGCTTATCTTGTTGTGCTATGTCATTCCTAACAAGCGCCCCTTTGAATAAATCATCGATGTAGAGGTATGGCTTGGTTTTGGGAACTTCAATCATGTCAAGGTAACTATTCAAATCTTTGTACATTGCAGATTTTATCTTCTGAATTTCATTCCGGTACTGCCAGTAATAATGTTCTTTCCCCAGCGCTTGGCATGTCGCTATACACAAGTGTGTTTTCCCTGTTCCCGGTCTGCCGAATACTCCCATCCCCTTTGCATCTTTATTTGCAAGAAACCGTAGGGCTATATCTTTCATTCTGCGGGATTCTTCTGTATCCGTTGTAAATGTCTCGAACGTGTATCTTCTGTAATCGTTTTCAGTGATACCGCTTCGCTTCATCCATCTTTTCTGATCAGCCCTTGCTGTGCAGTCCGGGCACAACATAGCAAATATGGATCCATTTTCTTTTATTGCTATGAACCCGCGGTCTTTACAATGATTGCAAGTGTATTGCGGTTCTTCCGTTTCATCTTTTTTTAAATTAGCGATGATTCTGTTTATAGCTTCATTCACTGTTTCCATATTCCGATCGCCGCCTTTCATAATTGTCTATCAGGTCTTCGAACTCCGGGAGATCGTAATCATTCCCGTCATTTGATACTTCATTCAAATACCCTTCAAATTTTGTGCCGAATAAGGTTTCTGGTCGTATATACCGCTCCATTTTTTCGTTTCCCAGCCAGTCTGTACATTTCTTTTCGATAACTACCTTGAAATCCTCAATCGTGAATCCTTCTTTGAGTCTGGCTCTAATCAGTCGTACCGTCTTTGGTGTATTTGACTTGTAGTGTGTTTTCGCTTTTTCGTTCAAACAAGAAATGATTTCATCAGCTGCTTTTTGCTGTCCACCGTCGGGCTTGCCCGACAATGTATTTATATCTCTATCTCTATCTCTATCTCTNGGTGTACTTTTGTTGTACATTTGTACAATCGATAACCTGTGGGCTATCAATCAGAGTCTTTCCTTCGTCGGCTATCTTTTTTCTGTATTCCCTGATTCTGTCGGCTTCGGTGCTCCCTTTTCCGATAAAATTTTGAATATCAGTTATATAGATTGCACCATTATCGAGAATCTCAATTAATCCCAGCTCCTTGAATATCGATATTGCTTGTTTAACTATCCCGACAGGATGACCTGTGACACTTGATATCATTTCTGGGCTGTAAGGGATTTTACCGCCGAGCATAAGTCTCCCGTCAGTTTTCAGGCTGCGCAAATACAACTTCAAGAGTATATTGCTGTACAAATACCCATCCGGCATCCCCTCTATGATTTTCATTTCTTCGCTATCAAAGAAATTTTCTTTTAACCGCAGATAATAATATTTCTTGTTATCACTCATAACTGTCACTCATTCCAGCGGATACAACAGCCCATCTCTGTATTCGTAAATACGAATTCCCTTCGCTTTTGCGTAGCCGTATTCGGACATGCAGCCTTTACTAAGTCGCCAGTACCCGGACAGAATCAGGAGAGTGCAGTTGTTGAGAAGTCTAAAATCGTACCGGAGAATATCCGTTTCTTCCAAATCTTTCCCTTCCAAGAATGAATAAGCATGGAGCGGGGAAAGAACCGTCAGGTTGGGATATTTGCTCATTATTTTATAAGCAATATCTCCCGTTTCTTCCACATTGGATTCCTTAATCTCTCCTGTAAATACTTTCAAATTTTCAACAATTGGAGAGTAGGGATGAGCCAAATACGCCATCCCACACTCCAGCGTCGGAAGAGAATTGCTCTTAATTTCTTCCATCGCTCATTACCTCACCCGTTTCTTTATCTACCGCCGGCGGTATCGGATCGAACGGAATTTCTTCTTCCTGTGACGGTTCTGCATCAATCGTTACCGTTTCATCCGGCAAGTCCGCCATGTTTTCTGAAATATCTGACTTGATCGTTTCGTCTGCCGCCAGCGCCCGGACAAAGTCTGTTTTAATCGGCGCATACTTCAGCATCTTCTTGATGACCGTTTTCTTTGCCATTTCGTCGAAATATTTAGACCACGGAGAATACGGACTGCTGTATGACTGGCTTGTCTTTTTAGCATGATTGATAACATCCTCACGACTCATGACCTCAAACCCGTAACCGCCATTTACCATGTGGAATACGGCATAATACATAATCACGTTTCCCCGGTCGTGCGTCGCCGGTATATGTTTCAGCTTGGGTTCCAGACCAAATTCGTACTCAAAGGTATCATTCTCGTAGACCTCGTGAGCCTGAATGTCTTTAATCTCGCCGCTTCGGTATGCCAGATCAATACCGCCTTTATAGCCAAGCTGGAACTGACATTCTAATTTTCCTTTATTTCTGTACGGGATTAAATATGCCTGCCCGATGGGCGTGTTCGGTTCAAGCCCAAGCTGTGCCGCCTGCATCATAGCCCCTAAAAAGGACTGGGGCGTGCATTCTTTTAACTGCGGATTGCTTGAAAGTGCTGTAAATACCATACGTGTAAACCTTTCGGGCGTAATCACGCTCGGAAGCGCTTTCTTAATCTCTGGCTCCATCACCCGGATGAGCCCCTGCAGGGAGCCGTCCTTCTGTTCTGCAACTGCTGTGTTTCTTTTTGCTAAACCGCCTTTTGTGTTCATTTTTTTGCCTCCTACCTTAAACTTGAAAACCTTCCGGATATTTTGTACTCAACGGACGATAATTTGCTCCGTCCTGCTCTGTTTTTCCGCATTTTTTACATTTCATTTTTGGAATCACATTCAGATGAAAATTAGCGTCATCGTACCCCGGTTTTACTTCTTCATCCTCGCAAAATAGGCAGACAAATAATGCATTAAAATCTCTTCTATGCTGCGAAAGTATCTCTTTAATTCTCATTTTTTATCCTCCACTTTCAAACTCATATAATGCTCCCATCTGAGAATAGGCTTTCCCGATGGGGTGTGACCGGTTCTAATCAATGCCGATTCGTTGACCTTGTCTGCTAAAATTCCATGGATAGGCGGGGTAGAAAGGCCTCTCATGACTTTCACCCTCGTGCCTATTTGCAGGGAGTCAAACTCGTCTTTATTCATTACCAGACCCTCAATGTGCGGCTTGCTTTGCTTAGTGTGACAAGCCCCATCGCTTTCAATGCTTCATAGCTTCCGGGATCCGCCTTTTTCACTTTTGATATTGAAATGGATTCCCTCGGCGTTCCTGTCTTGAATGTCACCTTGTAATCTCCGATGCGTCCTGTTTCATAATTCCCCATGATTTCCGCCAGCTGATTTTCTTTCAGCTGGATATTTTCTTTCAGTTTGTTAATGGTCTCTTTATCCAACTTCACACTTTCGATTAGCGGCAGCGCTTCATCCGGAAGTACCATCTCGGATCCTTTGTCTTCTTTGAAATAAATCCCTAAAGCCGCAGCGCAGGATTTAGATCCGTCTACCGGGGGCGGTGTTTTTGTTTCTACCAGATTCCAGAATTCTCTTTCTTTTTCAATGAGAACTTTGATATCCTCTTCGTTTCGTTCGATTTTTTTCCAGCGTGCTTCGTTTCCGCCTAAGAGAACCGCGATGTACCAGTAGTCAGCTCCGGTTACCGCCATATAATGTAAACATTGGCAGTAATAAGCGTCGGGAATTTCATCGCCTTTCCATTTTTTATACTGAGAAACGCCGGCGGTCTTGATTTCAAGCCCTGCATTTTCGCCGATAACCGTTCTGTCTACATTCGCAATCATGAATGGATACTCTTTGTTGCGAAGAGTACCGAGACGCTGTACCTTTTTACCGGTTTCTTCGTTGAACCAGTCGGCAATATTCGCTTCATTCTTCTGCCCCCAGTACACGAAGGGATTTCCTGTCAAATCTTCGGGCGCAGCCTCGCCGATTTTCTCAAGCCAGAGCTGATATGGTGACTTGTACGAATTCAGCCCCATGATCACCGAGGCGTCACTGCCGCCAATTCCCATGTTTCTTACTTTAAGCCATTCGTCGCGGTCGTCCGCGTCTTTTACCGATAGAATCAAGTCGCAATTTGTATATGCCATTTGTGTAATCCTCCTGTTTTTGTTACAATAGAGGCGGAAAGTCTTAGCGATTCTTTTCCGCCTGCCGATTGATAATTGCAGTTATCAGTCGGCTTTTTCAATTTTGTTTATCTCGGTAATAATTTCAAATAAAATTTCTTCGCGTATACTCGCTTTTGCCGCGTTTATCACTTCACCATTTATGTCCGCATCTGCCCAGACATCTGACTCCTGCTTATACCTGCGGCGTACATATTCGCTGATATGTTTAAACTTTTCTGCGTCAGTCATTTCCTCGCCTCCTTTACTTTTAAAAACCTTGACTGTCTAAATCTGACTTTATTCCGCGGATAATGCATTCGATTTCGTACTCCATGAGTGATGACGCATTCTCTTTGCAGATCTCCAGTGCGTTCAGAACTAAATCCCAATCATCTTTGACTAATGTCACGCTGAATGGTCTGTCATCCATTTCTTGCCTCCTTCACTTTTACTACAATCAACATTCCCGGCTGCAGGTTTCCTACATCCCGGATCCTGTTGTCTTTCTTGGCCTGATAAACCAGTTTCCTTAAATCTTCTTTGTCCGTAGCGATCTCTCCGCAAATTGTCCAGAGCGTATCTCCGGGCTTTACCTCTCGGCGGTACTCGACAATCTTTGTCTCCGGAAAAAGACGTGCGCAGATGTTGTCCGCGTCAACCGCGGCACCGGCTACCAATACGGCTGACATTAGCGCCGCGGTGAAAATTAGTGG